TTATCGCCATTTTCTAAAAATAATTTAGAAGTTCCTGCTAACTCAATTGTGCTATCTGCTGGAACTGAAATTGTGTATGCAATTCTTGCATTACCAGAAGTTCCGTCAATAACATCAGCAGTAATTGTATCGTCTGTAGCTCCGTCCACATTTGTAATTCTTAAGGTTACAACAATACCTGTTCCACCACTTGAATTGGTGTATAAGGTTTGTGCAGATGAAGTTACATCTAAGTATGCGTTTTTATATGCTTCAGCCATTTATTTTCCTTTATCCTAACGCCAATATTAGTCCAACTGTTGCTCCAGCAGGTGCTAAATTAGCAATATCTTGTGCAGTAGTTTTTTTAATGTTGTTACTATCATCAACATCAGCTACTAAAACCTCGTCGCCACCTGCAACTGTAGTGCTAGATTGTCCATTTACATCAACATTTAAAGTTACTGCTCCAGAACTTCCACCACCAGACATTCCATTACCTGCATTAACTGCAGTAATATCGCCCTCGCCAATAAAACTGCCCCAAGTAGAGCCGTTGTAATAGGTTAATGTGTCAGTATCTTTTAAAAATGCAAACATGCCTTCTGTAGGCGAAGTTACTGCACTATCTCTTGCAGAACTGTCGTCAAATACCATAACAACTTGTTCTTGTATGTAAGTATTAAAATCAGAGGCATTTACTAAATCTCCTGTAGTCCAAGTCTTAAAACCTGCTCCTGCCATTTATATTCTCCTATTCATATGCAAATCTAGTTCCTATACCTAGTTTAGCTTGTCCAAGTACCCAACCGCTAGAACTTGCAGGACTTAATGTTAAGTTCCAGTTCCAAGATTGAGTACTAGCATTAACTGTATGTTGAATACTTTCTATCCATAATTCATCAGTATAGCTAGAAGTATCTGGATTAACTATTTTAACAGATATTCTATCTCCAAATTCTAATCCTAATGCTTTTTCCCAAATATTTACATCTTCTCTTGGATTAATTTTTAAACTATCTATTCTAACAATAGGTAATGCAGTTTCAGCGATTTTTTGTTCTATTAATGATAAAACATCTAAATCAGAAACATTTATAGTACTTTCAACACTTGCTATTGGTCTATATCTTTGCACCGAATTAGCGTCTGATACAAATTGTGTATTACCACCACTTCTAGTCCATTGATAAACATTTCTTACTTCATGAGTATCAAACGAAGTTATAACATCTGTATAAGGTAAATTAGTTCCGTCATTAGAAAAAGTAGCTTGAACTGTTGTAGCATTTGTATTAGCCAATCTATAATTTCTATTTCTAAATACTGCTTTTCCGTCTTTACCAATAAAGAATTGAGCATTTTCTGCTTTTTCGCAATCTCTTATTGCAGTCAATATATCATTATCTGAATTTGTTTGTGATTGTACTTCATTAGTTCCAATTTGTATATCTCTTAATGAACTTGGAAACTGTAATTGGTCTAATAATCTACTAACTCTAATACTTGATAATTCTTGTTCATCTTCATAACCTAATACTGTTGATATTCCTATTTCTGAAAATCCACCTCTACCTAATCTCCAACCTGCTGAACTTAAAGTTTGTGAGTTAAATATCTTAAAGGCATCAACACAATTGAAAACTACTGTGCTATCTGCACCTAACGCAGGATAGCTTACAGGTATCATATCTAAAAAACCATAAAATATTGGATAAGTAGTTGAATCATATTCAGCAGTTATTTTTATAACTTTATAAGGTTGTATTTTTGTTATAGAATTTCCAGTATCATAATAAGGACTAGAAGTATTATTTGGATTAAATCTGTTATCTGCATTAGATAATAAAATACTTGCAGTTCCACCAACAAACTGTCCTAATTCATTCTGCCTACCTCGTTTAGTTGTAAATTGTCTTACATAAGCAGATATATCAGTAAATGTAATAGAACTATCAAATGGATTACTATCAAATCCTACTTCAACTGTTATATTTACATTATTATCAAATGCAACTGACATTAGAACGCCACATTAATTCCACGCCTTGCTCCCTCTTGTAAGGCTCTTGCTACTGCTTCTTCTATATCTTGAGGAGTTCCTAATAGTGCTTGAGGATTTACTGTAATAATATTTGTATTACCATATCTTGCTAAACCGCCTCCAACATCTGTAAAACCACCTTTTGGTACTTCTGCACCACCACTTGCAGGAAACTTAACTCCTCCTGTCTGAGGGCTTGTAGGAACACTAGGAGTACTTGTAAATGGACTTATTTTTTTACCTGACATATTAAATATAGATTGAAAACTAGCTTTTAGTTTATCTAAATCTCCACCAACATTAGCAACCATTTGTCTTATGCCTTCTTCTAATGCACCAATTGCCTGAGCGTCAGCGATAGCGTCATCTAATTCTTTTTTAGCAATAGCCATAGCTAATAAATTTTCAGTTGAATTAGCAGTAGCTTTTGCTAAATCTTCTTGTGCTTGACGATATTCTTCTTGAGCCTTTTTAATTTTTTCTTGTTGTTTTTCTAAATCATCTAAAGCTCTTTGATACTCTCTTTGTGCTTGCTCTTCGGCTTGAGTTGCAGAAGTACTATCTTTAATTAATTCAGTTAATCGTTGTTGAGCAACTTGTAATTCAAGATTTTGTACTTTACTTCTATCTTCTACTTCTAATAATTTTTGTATAGCTTCTTTTTGACGCTCAATAGCTAATTGTTCTTCAGCAGTAACTTCTTTAGATTTTTCTTTTTCTTTATTTAATTGTTCAAGTGCATAATCTCGTCTAGAAATAATGCCTTTTTCAGCGTTCATTTCCTTATTAAGATTTTTTAATGCTTTCTTTTCTTCGTTTTCTAAATCAGTAATATTTTCTTTAATCTTGTTCATCTTTTGATAAGCACTATAAACTTTATTTAATGCTCCTAAAGACTCTTCTTCTCTAGTTTTAGCTAATTCTTCTTCTGCGTCTATTTCATCTTGAGTAGTATCAACAACTTCCTCTTTACTTTTTCGTAAATCGGTTAAACCTGCAATATAGCTTTCTACTGCGTCCCTTTCATCGTCATGAGATTTTTCTAAATCTTTAGTAACTTGAACTAATCTTTTTACTCTTACAATGCCGTCTGCATATTCACGACTAACTGTTCTTAATTCATAAGAATATTGTTTTATTGGCTCTCTTTCAGCTACTGCTTTCCTATAATCAATAATGCTTTGGATTAATCTATCAAACAAACCAACAGTTTGTCTTGCAGTTCCCTCGAAATCTTTTCCTATATCAGTTAATAAAATATTCCATTTATTTGATAAAATATCTAATTCGGCTTGTAAAGTATCTAATTGTTTATTTGCAACTTCTTCAGTTGTTCCACCTGCGTCCCTTAGAGCTTCTTCATATTCTCTTATTTGGTCAGTAGTTCCAGATAAAATCTTAACCGCGTCAGCAACACCTCTATTTAAACCTAATTGGTCTAAAGTACTAGCCTTTAATTCATCAGACATTGGTCCTAATACTGCGTCTAATTCTTCAATAATATCTGCAACATTTTTCATATTGCCCTCTGCGTCAAACATTTGAAGTCCTAGTTTTGCAAATTCTTCTGAATTCTTAGCAGTAGCTCTTGGTATATCTCTTAAAACTTGGTTTAACTTATCGCCTGCCTCTGCACCTTTTACACCTCTATCAGCAAAAACTGCTAAAACTGCAACACCTTCTTCAATATCTTTATTAACAACTTTTAAGGCTGCACCTGCTTTTGTAGTTAATGCCTCTGAAAATTGTTGAACACTTGCATTTGCTAATGTGTTAGCTTTTACCAAAACATCTGTAACTCGTGTTAAGTTTTGCATATTTTGTTGAGCGTCTTGAACTGTAAGTCCTAAAGCTGATTGTGCGTCAGTTGCTAAGTCAGTAGCAGTTGCCATATCAAACATACCTGCTTGTGCAAATTTTGCTACTTGAGGTAGTGCATTAATAGATTGTTCTGCGTCTAAACCTGCTGATGCTAAGAAGAAAAATGCCTCTGCTGATTGATTAGCTGATATTGTAGTTGTACTTGCTACTTCTTGAGCAGCCCTTACCATAGCCTCTTGTTCTTGAACTGTTGTGTTCATAATTGCAAGAGATTGTGTCATCTTGCTATCAAATTCAGTAAAGGCTTGGACTGCTTCAGTTACACCTTTTGCTAATGCAATAAAACCTACTGCAGTAACACCTGCAGTTATTTTTCCTAATTTACCTAAATGCTTACCAGTAGTGCCAGAAGTTGCACCAAGTTTTTTCATTTGTGCAGAGGCTAAATCTGCACCTTTTGTAGCAATCCTAATTATTAGGTCTGCACCTGCACCTAAAGCCATTTATCTTCTCCTCTTACTTTCGGCTTGTTGTAAAGCTATTGCTTTATTTTTCTCTTTTTGCTCCCATAGGTAAAAAGTAGCCCATTGAGTATATTCGTATGAACTCATTGTAGCTTGTAAATTAGCCACAGTCATTCCTAAATCTCTAGCTAAGCGAAAAGTAAATGCTAATTCAGGATTAGTCTTGAAAGTCCTCGGCAATTTCTGCCTGAACCTCCTCAGTTGCTCCGTTCATTTCAGATATTTCAATAAATATTCTATCAATTACTGTTGCGTTCTTTTCATACAGTAATTCAATCATTTCATCATCTAATTGAGGTTCAATTACACTAGCTTTAAGTAATTCTTTTTGATAATCAAAAGCGTCTTTACTTTCATCACTTGCAATTCGTGCTAACTCTACTTGTACTTTTTTACTAATACCTTTTACTCTGATTTTTGCGTCCCATTCAGGTATTTCAATTTCCTTTTCTGGAACATCAGCAATAGTATTTAATATTGTTTTATTTAGATAGTCCATTATGCGTCCTTTATAAAAGTATCTTAGTTAGTTCCTCGAGTTACTGCACCAGTTACTTGAAGTTCTGCAGTATAAGATACTACATCTGCTACAGGACTATTTTTTGTATATCCAGTACAAATTGCTTCGCCTGAATATAGAACAGTTCCGCCTGCAGTTCCCTCTGGTGAATACTCAAAAGAAAGTGTTGCACTTTGACCAATAACTGCACCAAAAATTCCATCTACTGTGCTATCCCATAGACCAGTAACTGAAATAGTTGCGTCTTTCAATCCAACAATATATGTCTTATTTGTTGCACCTAGAACCGAAGTTTCGGCTATATCTGCAGTTTGTGGAAAGTCCACATTATTAACATAAGAGCTTATATCAGTTAGAGTTCCGCTATCGTTGTCTAACTTAAATACGCTGTCTTTTCCATGTACGAATGCCATTTCTTTTTATTCTCCTCTTAATTAATTCTTCCAAAACCTACAATAGCAGAAAAGCTAGGAGTAGTCCCACTAACAGTAAAAGAAACTTTTAAGTATCTATTAACTGTTGTACCTTTTGCTACTGATTTATATTCAGAAGTACTTGTTGTTGCTTGTGTAAATGTTACTAAATTTGTATAAGTTATATCATCAGCAGAATGTTTTATAACTACATCTAAAGTTGGTGTAGTACCGCTTGCAGAAGTAACTAATAAAAAAGCACCACCACCATTAGTAGTAGAACTTCCATTATCTCTTGCAGTTCCGTCAGCAGTTGCAGTTATAGTATCATTTTCTAAAATTAAACCATTTAACATACCGCCGTCAGCTTGTATTTCTAATGAAGTAGCTACAACATCTCCTACAGGACTTGATACGCCATAATTAGTTATATTTGCATTTGCAAAAAATACTTTATCGGTTGCACTTACTCCACTTGCACCATTAACAAATACAAAATCATTTCCGCCTAATAGTGGTTGCAATACTGCGTCTGAAGTAGCGTCAAAAAATCCTGCTAATGAAGATGTTCCGTCTTTTTGTCCGCCTATATAAGTCTTTGCATCTCCAGTAACACCAAAAGTTGTTGTTTCAGCAACATCTGCAGTCATTGAAGTATCTGCACTATTAAAATATTGAGAATAGTCATTTTGATTAATATAAATCTTTGTATCTTTACCATGAACGAAAGCCATTATCTACGACCTCCACCTCTACGAGTTGTACTTCTTCTTCTAGTTCCAGAACTACTTCCGTACTTTCCCATTATTCTTCTTCTTCCTTTATTTGTTTTTTAGCTAATGCAGTTGCTTTCATAATTAAGCCCTGCTCTAATAACCATTTTACACTTTTTTTAGGTATGTCGTTCACAATACTACCTGCCATATGTGTTTTTCCATTGTATTCTAATTCTTCGTTTAAAATATAATCCATTATGCAATTACCTCTACGCTAAATTGTACTCCAATATAGTCTATGTTATTAACATTATACACGCCATAATCAGTTGCGTCAGTAACTCTAACAGATTGAGCCTCACTATTCAAAGTAGTATCGCTTTCAATTTGAGCTTTTATAGAATTAGCACCAGAACTTTGTAAGTAACTATCTAAACTTTCTTGGCTTAATTGAGCGTCAACTCTTGATATATAAACTAATACCGGAATTGTATAAACATCTGAACCTCTAGCCATTGTTGAATCATATTCAATTCTTTCTACAACACCAACAACTGCAGTAGGAGGTTCTACCATGTCAGGAACATATTTATAAATATTTAAACCAGTAATAGAAGATAAATTATTTCCTATTTCGTTTCTTATATTTGTTAAACTTGCCATTATCTTGCTCTCATTCTACCACTTCGCCATAAGACAGTAATTGCTTTTCCTGCCTCACGCAATAAAGCGTTTCTTTGTCTAGTAGTATCTCTAATAGCCATTTTTATAAATGGAATAATAGGAGTTCCTTTTTTACCAATAGCTTGTTGTACTACATAAGGATTAATATCGTGCCTTTTAGCCCAACCCTCTAATGCTTTTATTGGTGGATAATGAGGCTTACTTCTACTAAATGGTGGAGATAATCTATAATTTTTATCTTTAAAGCCATGAACATAAGTACTATGTGGTGCTCGTGAATAAATATCAACGCCATTAGGTAATCTACCTACATCAGCTAATCTTTTGAAACCTATACCTTTTTTTAAATCTCCTAAATCTTCTGGTGCTAATTGTTTAGCTCTATCTGCAACTAAAGCACCCGTAAGGTCCATATATCTTCTTAATGGAAAGTAAGTTAAGTTATGCATATCTATTCTTTTTCTTAACTTATTTGCACCAATTACTCTTATTTGCATTTGTCCTACTTCTTTGAGATAATATGATTTTTAGAGTTTTCTTCTAAAAAACTCTTTATTTATGCTCTAACTACCATGAGATTGCCCTCTCTCGTTAGTAAAAATCATTCTGGTACTAAGTGTAACACATAGAATTACCATAGATATTGAGTAAATTTTTTAAGATTTTTTTTAAAAAGAAGTTGGTTTATCGAGAACACAAGCATAATATATAAGTATGTTAGATAATAAAAAAGGAGTTAAAATGACATATTATCAAAGAGTAAAAGCATTTAGAGATAACCAACAAGTATTATTAGATGATTTCTTAGCAGAAGTTGTTGCTACAGGTATTATTACAAAATCAACTGATAATAATTCTACTAACAGAAATAAAGTTTATTTTCAATTTATTGCTAATAAATTTAATAAAAAAACTGTAAATAGTTTCAAAGACCATATTGTTAAATTAGAAGAAAAATTAGCTAAAGCTGATAATGAAATGGAAAAAGATTTATATAAAGAAATAATTTTAGAAACTCAATACAATGTGCGTTTTTGGAATATTGCAAAACCTTTATTTGAGGCTAATAGAAAATTAGAACAAATTAAATATTTTGCAGGAAAATAATAACTTTAAAAAGCCACATTAATTCCACGCCTTGCTCCCTCTTGTAAGGCTCTTGCTACTGCTTCTTCTATTTCAGTTGGAGTTCCTAAAATAGCTTGTGGATTAACTGTTATTACATTTGTGGTATGTCTAGCAATTGGCGAAGTTGGTCCAAAGTTTTGAGGTATTTCTGCACCACCGCTAGCAGGAAAAATTACACCACCTCCACCACCTCCACCACCATTTCCATTTCCTCCAGTAGTTGTAGGAGTTGAAACAGCAGGTAAAGAAACTTTTTTACCAGCCATTGAAAAAATACTTTCAAATTGACTTCTTAAATAATCTAAATCTCCACCAACACTAGCAACCATTTGTTTTAGTCCTTCTTCTAGTGCTCCTAAAGCCTCAGCGTCTGCAATAGCGTCATCTAATTCTTTTTTAGCAATAGCCATAGCTAATAAGTTTTCAGTTGAATTAGCAGTTGCCTTAGCTAAATCTTCTTGTGCTTGACGATATTCTTCTTGTGCCTTTTTAACATTTTCAGTTTCTCTTGCTAAATCTTTTTCAGCACTTTCAACATCTCTTAATGCTCTTTCTTCTGCTTGAGTTGAGCTAGTTGAATCTATAATGGCTTGTTCTAATGCCTTTTTAGCAAGTTCATATTCTAAGTCAGCAATTTTAGATTGACCAACTTGTTCTTCTGCACGAGCTAATGCCTCTCTTGCTCTTTCAATTGCGTATTCTTCTTCTAAAGTTACTAGTTTTGATAATTCTTGTTGATTAGTTAATTCAGCTTTAGCTTTTTCTAAATCAGTTTCAGCTTGAGATTTTTTATTAATAGCTTTATTTAGCTCATTTAATTTTTTCTTTTCTTCATTTTGTAAATCATTTACATTTTCTTGAATTCTTTGTAATTTTTGATAGGCAGATAAAACTTTTTGTAATGCTCCTAAAGATTTAGTTTCTCTTTCTTCAGCTAATTCACGCTCAGCTTCAATTTCTTCTTCAGTTAATTCAATTGTTATTTCTTTGGTTTTGTTTAAACTTCCAGTTTCTCTATCTAATTCGTGTGCATTATTAATTAAATCTTTTTCAATTAAAGCCTGATATTGAATTGCTTTAGAATAATCACTATAAACTTTTGCTAATCTAAGAGTTTCTTCTCTATTATTCTTTTGAGCAACTAAGGTATTATTTAATTCATTATTATATGAAAATGCTATGCCCTCACTAGCACCTAATAAATTTATAAATTCTACTTGTGAATCTATATATTTATCAGTTCCGTCAGTAGCTTCGATAATTACATCTAGCATTCTGCTTATAAAACCAACTGTTTTTTCCATAGCTGGAGCTAATGCCTCGCCAATAATTAAACCTAATTCGTTAAATTTAGATGACATTACCTCTGTTTGAGCTTGTAAGGACTTCATTTGATTATCTGCTACTTCTTGAGTAGTTCCTCCACTATCTCGCAAAGCCTCCTCATAACGCCTTATTTGGTCTGTTGAACCACTTAAAATCTTAACTGCGTCAGCTACACCTCTATTTAAACCTAATTGGTCTAAAGTACTAGCCTTTAATTCATCAGACATTGGTCCAAGTACTGCGTCTAATTCTTCAATAATATCTGCAACATTTTTCATATTGCCTTGAGCGTCAAACATTTGAAGTCCTAATGCTTCAAATTCTTCTTTATTCTTAGCAGTTGCTCTTGGTATATCTCTTAAAACTTGATTTAATTTATCTCCAGCCTCAGCACCTTTAACACCTCTATCAGCAAATACTGCTAAAACTGCAACACCTTCTTCAATATCTTTATTAACTACCTTTAAGGCTGCACCTGCTTTAGTTGTTAATGCCTCAGAAAATTGTTGAACACTAGCATTAGCTAAAGTATTAGCTTTAACTAATACATCAGTAACACGAGTTAAATTAGATAAGTTTTGTTGTGCGTCTAAAACAGTTAATCCTAATGCAGACTGGGCGTCAGTTGCTAAGTCAGTAGCAGTAGCCATATCAAACATACCTGCTTGAGCAAAGGCAGCCACTTGAGGTAAAGCAGAAATAGATTGTTCAGCGTCTAAACCTGCTGACGCTAAAAAGAAAAAAGCTTCGGCTGAATCTTCAGCACTAATACGAGTTGAAATTCCTACTTGTCTGGCAGCCTCAGACATAGCTTGTTGTTGAGCTTCAGTAGTTTTCATTATTGCTAAAGACTGATTTAAAGCGTCTTCAAACTTCATAAATGTTTGAATACTCTCAGCACCTGCTTTAACTATTGCATATAAGGCAGTAACTACACCTGCTTTAGCTACATTTGAAAATTTAGAAAGTGATTTACCTGATGTATTGGCACTATTACCAATGCCTTTCATTTGAGCAGAGGCTAATTCTGCACCTTTAGTAGCAATTCTTATTACTAGGTCTGCACCTGCACCTAAAGCCATTTATCTTCTCCTCTTATTACTTTCTGCCTCTCTAAGAGCTATTGCTTTATTTCTTTCTTTTTGCTCCCAAAGATAAAAAGTAGCCCATTGAGTATATTCGTATGAACTCATTGTAGCTTGTAATTCTGCCACAGTCATACCTAATTCTCTTGCTAATCGAAAAGTAAAAGCTAATTCAGGATTAGTTTTGAAATTCCTCGGCTATTTCAGCCTGAACCTCCTCAGTAACTCCGTTCATATCTGCTATTTCAACAAATATTTTATCAATAACTAAAGCTGACTTTTCATACATAGCTTCAATCATTTCGTCATCTAATTCAGGTTCAACTACACTTGCTTTTAATAAAGCCTTTTGGTAATCAAAAGCGTCTTTATCATCAGCAGTTGCAATTCTTGCAAGTTTAACTTGCATTTGTTTAGTAATTCCTCTTACTTTAATTTTTGCATTCCACTCAGGTATTTCTATAACCTTTTCTGGAACATCAGAAATACTATTTAATATATCTTTATTTAAAAAATCCATTATGCGTCCTTTTTTAAGATTTTACTTAGTGTGTTCCTCTGGTAATCGCTCCAGTAACTTGTAATTCTGATGAATAAGCAACCACATCTCCAACAGCACTTGTCTTTGTATAACCAGTACAAATTGCCTCGCCTGTGTATTTTACTGCACCTGAACCAGTTCCTTCTGGCGAATACTCAAAAGAAAGTGTTGCACTTTGACCTACAACTGCTCCAAATATTGCATCAACTGTGCTATCCCATAGTCCAGTAACGCTTAAAGTTGCGTCTTTAAGTCCTACTATGTATGTTTTATTTGTTGCACCTAAAACAGAAGTTTCAGCTACATCAGCAGTTTGAGGAAAGTCCACATTATTTACATAAGAGCTTATGTCAGTTAGAGTTCCACCTGAATCATCTATCTTAAATACGCTATCTTTTCCGTGTACAAATGCCATTTCTTTTATTTCTCCTCTTAATTAATTCTTCCAAATCCTACAATAGCAGAAAAACTTGGTGTAGTTCCACCAACTGTAAAAGAAACTTTTAGGTATCTATTTACAGTAGTTCCTTTAGCTACTGCTTTATATTCAGAAGTTGTTCCTGTTGCTTGAGTGAAAGTTACTAAGTTAGTGTAAGTAACATCATCAGCACTATGCTTTATAACTACATCTAAAGTTGGACTTGTTCCACTAGCAGAAGTTACTAAAAGAAAAGCTCCACCGCCATTTGTAGTAGAAGTTGAGTTATCTCTAGCAGTTCCGTCTGTAGTTGTAGTTAAAGTTTGATTTTCTAATACTATTCCATTTAATAAACCTCCGTCAGCTTGTACTTCCAAAGAAGTAGCTACAACATCTCCAACAGGGCTTGATATTCCATAATTAGTTATATTTGAATTAGCAAAAAATACTCTATCAGTAGCGTCTAATCCTTGTGCTCC